GCGTTAGCTAGACTGCCTAAAGCATCTAGATGCGGCGGCATGCTTATTTTTTTGTTAGCAAGCAACGAATAAATCAGTGTTTTAAAATAGATATTTCACCTAGGTTTTTTTTTCTTACTGCTATCAATTAATATTGTTTTACAGACGATTTCGCTTATTATCGAATCCAATAAGACATAAATGTTTGAGTTACTTACCGTGAAACTCATACCACGGAAAAATGAAGTATGTTTGTTACTCAGTAACATTGATTTAAAACTTTAAGGAATCCGCGCACTAAACTAACACCACGAATTCGACGTAGAAATGCAAGAGTTTGACTTACTTGACGCTCTGCCAAACATTTTCAATAATAATGTCATTTACCATGTTTTTGTAACCCGACTTATCTGTAAATTAATTTTACGAGCGAGATTGTTATTGAAGCCGTCAACTGTTTTGAAATTTGATAATTGGGGTGACGATTTCAATTACTTTTAGAGATAACCCCACTAATGAAATTGAAGAAGTCATCTATAAGTAACAATACTTATCTATTCACTTGGTATTAGACTGTTATGCATATTGATATTTTTATTTATAGATACCAGACTGTTTCGACTAGGAGAAATAGTTTAAGGTTGCAATTAACAATATTAGAGTCGCTCATGCTCTTAGGGGAGGAATGTTACGTCACAGGTCATAAATCATAACACCGATGACTAACAAATACTCGTTCGGTATTATAACAAGATTTTCAGATCTTATATTAAAACTATTGATGAAAAAAGACGCTTGATAAGAAAGTTACAAGCACAAAATCCATGAAATGACTATTTTAAAATGATTTGCGTGTTGCCTAATAGCCTACAGGTAAGATTAAAATAATATGCACAGCATCATTATTTCTACATCATCTATTAGCATTAATCATGATATAAAAAGAAAAAGAAACTTATTCTATTTAGAAGATTTGTAAGAGCATGACGCCTTTTGGGACGGGTCGTAACGATTTTTCTATGAGTCCAGACTCAGCTTCACCAGCTGGTCTGTGACTGCATTGATATCTCTTTTTTCTCTACATTGACGGGCAATGTCCGCGAATCTGTGTGATGAGAAAAAAAACTTAATTTAAATTGTAATTAGCTGTAGAGTAAAATAAAAAAGTAGGTTAAGATAACAGAAAGTTGCACATTAGTCATAGATTACTAAATGAAAATGAAAAAACCAAAACAATGGCAAAACTAAACTTTCTGTTAACGATTTAATGTTGAATAGTTTGCAAACCAAAAAAAGGCTCCTAGGATATCTCACTCGACGTATTTGTCGCAAACATCTGTGGCTCAGGCCATACATTCACATTAAAGAAGGGCCCATTTTTACCCATTACATCGGATTGTCCTTGTTGGCTTATTTTGGCCCTTTGAACGGGCTTTGAAATTGAGGCTTTTAAACCAGTTGGTAAAGAAAGAATAAGAATTCTAACTTACTTATCCCTATCTTCTTTGGTCCGTATAGCGTGGGTGCGTTCTCTCATACCACTCATTCTGAATAAAAGAAAAATCCTAATTATGATTTTTGAACACTTAATAATCTTATAAAACATATTGCCAAAACTTAAGAATCATTGTAGTTATTAAACAATAAAGACGTTACTACTTACGTGTACTTTTAAAATTTACTATCACTTTTCAATGACTGCTGGTATAGAATGAAGGAATCTAGTAATCCAGACTACCGAATCGGCCTGTGGCTAAGGACGTAATGAATAATGTGAAAAACTACATCTTATGAAAATAAAAAAAGGTAATAAATGCACAGAAGCATTGACCTAATAACTGATAAGCTTGAACTGTGAAGGTAATAAATTATTTTACTTCTTAGATAAGAACCGATTCAATAAATATCTCTTAAAAATGAGAACTGAAAATACGAAGTACAAAATAGTGAAAACAAAATATCTTTTATCATATTATTTATACAATGACTCATTTTGTTTATGAGATCGCGTTCATAGTGTAGCTGAATTTCAAAAATAACTCATAACCGATATTGAGAAGATCTAAACTACTATCTATAATTGCGCATAAGCTGTTTTCAGCTCTGATGTCACTTGATAGATCAAATACTGAACCATTACAAAATAGTTTGTTACGTGAAAACCAAGTACGTGGATAATAGTTTACTCTAAACTTGATTGATTGTGAAGGAAAAAAACTCTTTCTAGAAAATATGGTCAGACCACGTCTTATCATTTTTTCAAAGCGGCTTCATGACTCATATAGAAAACTGGCGCCACGAACGATCCTTTTAAGTCCATCCTGATTAAAGTCGCTCTATTTCCTCAGATAAGAGGGATGTAGGTCTACAGAGTTTGGATTGGCGGTGGATGTGGTTTAATCCGATATGCTAATAGGATGCTCTTTGAATGTCTAGGAATTGTCCACCCTTGGTCACATGATTATATTTCAGACTAGAAATGTCTTCTTAGCAAAGGACAGTGGTTCTAGCATCGCGCGTATACTCAAAATAGGTAAGGAAATACTTACGGAAGAGGCAACAATTGAGAGAAACCGGTTTCAATACCAGTAGCTTCTTTATATAAAGTTAATATACATAATCGTTTATGGATTAGCCACCGTTTTTTGTTGGCACAAGCATTCGAAATTAAAATATAGGAGAATCAAAGGAAAAAAAACAATAACTTTAATAGCTCCTCACCTTGAATCGGGCGAGCCTATCTGAGCCCAACTGAGCTAATACAGCGGCATTCAGCCGGATCGATGACATAATCTTTTTTTTCTAAAACAGGAATAAAATCACAATTCGTTGGATGAAGCTATCGAGGTCAATCCAAAATAGTTGAACCTGGAAATCAAATAACACATATATAGTTTTGTCACTATTAGCATGTAATACTAACTGATTTGTATTCATGTTAAAAACGGCAGAAGCTTAACAAAAGAATTAGTAGTACATGCACATTAAAAACATTCGTGACAATGGTTTTTATGATCGATAAGATTTACGAGTGTACACTGAAGACACTTGTTTTGAATCCTTATCAGTTATTCAATTTTCGTAAAATTCTCTGAAGTTAGCAACGAAATTAATGATAGAAAAAAGTTCAATTTTATTCTTTTAAAAAAGTCGTTCCGCCAAAACTGAATACATATGTCCCTTAAGAGTGCCTTGCTTAATATTTTTGCCATATGCAATGCGAATGGAAAATTTCCTGATAACAAACGTTCCAAGTAGGCATCATTCAAAATCCGATACAAAATACATAGAACTTCGGCAAACTCCTACTAGTAGTGTTTGCCAACCGGAAAATTTCTAACACAGCATAATAAAGTCCACAAAAAGACTTTGCATTTCTGATGTCATTTTAACAATTTTTTTTAGTGGATGACGCCATAATATTAATACTGCATCTGGAAACTTAGTTCAGTATTTTTATTCACCATTCAAAAAGCTAATATACTTTTTAATTAATGAACGGTTAGAAAGCATATAGCTTTTAATTATTACATCATTTAATCATCATAACAATTCAGTTAATGATCTGAGACTCCTAGACCAGAGATTTTAATGTCTAAAATATTAGTAAAGTTAATTACACAACGATTTTATGTTTTGAGTCATGAACTTGTGACGCTTACATACTATCGAAATTCGTTATGGTTCTCTCAAAAACAACATGTTCGATACCTATTAGATAAAGTTTTACGTTTTATTGTTATCACTTCAAATGATACTATTAACCTTTTAATGAGACACGTCTGTGAGATGAAATTGTGACATATGGTGCCACATTCTAATCCCAGTGAAAAAATGACCAATACACCAAGAATTTACAAAATAGATTGTTGAATAAATTGTGGAACCTTCTTTTTACTTTTGCACGTAAGTTATTTTGAGTCCGTGAGTGGTTTTGTCAATACAAGTCTTTAGTCTGAAAGATGAACAGTGAATTTTTCAAAGAAGTAAGCTGGTCCCAATTGACGATAGATAACGAAGCTGGTTCTATTTCCAGTTAAAAAATGAAAGAAACCCGATTGAAAATAGTTGAGGGTTACAATGACACCCATTGCTGTTTGAAGGATAAGTTTTTGATTGCGTGTGCGGTTTTGTGCGAATATAGAACAGTAGCATAAAAATCGGGTTTCCCTAAAATTTGTTTTTGTTTTTCCGGCGCGTGACCTATTGTCGGAATGTCCCGAATAGTCTCTTCTTCATATCATGCAGATGGGAGTTGATATCAGTCTTCCTGCTGGATTTTATTTGAATCTTAAGTGTTATTCGGGTAACATACATTTTTACCATGACTCTACGTGTTTTCAAGTACCGCTGTATTCACGGTTTGTGTATGGTGCCAAACGAGTGGAAAAAGTGTCCAATCTCGACTTTAGAAAAAACGATTGTGAAAGTTGTTCAAAAATATTTTAAACGTTACCGTGCAATAAACGGAGAATCCATGCAATTGCTCGGAGCGCGTGTACGACTGCGGGACTACGGCAGTTTCATACGGTTCTACAAATCAGAGGACACTACATATAATGGAACACAATTTCGCCAGGAGATCAAGAATCTCTGACTCATAGAGTTTGAAGACTAAAATATAAAGATTCCGGGTTTATATATTGGCAAGTCGTATTACTGTATGCAAGACCTTCCGATGACTTTGAATCCAACGTAGTCTGATAAGGTTTGTTTTTTATTGCCAACGAAATGTTTATTTTTACGATTGCACTTAGGTTTTTTCAATACTATGTTTGCGAGTGAACATCTGGATCTCATCCACTCAACACGTGATATAAAACAGTGTCTATTTTTCTAGTTTATTCAAAACGATTAATATGCCATTGCGGTACTTGTGTATTTTGCCAAATGACTGGCAAGTTTATTCAAATGATGTGATAGAAATTGTGCTGTATAATGACATTAAAACCCAATGGAATAACTACAGAACATTACATGGGACATTTATTACCATCGAAAATGTGACAGCTGAAATGATAGACCATCAACGGCAGTTTTGGTTCCGCAGAATTAATGACATAAACAACGACCCAGATGGCACCTACTTTAAGATGCGCATAGAAATAGCGCTTCAATAATTTTGTAAGTTAAGCTCTTTGTTCTCTTGGTGAAAAAGTAGTAAACATCACAATTTTTGGACACATCTGCTGTCAAGATGGATTGCCATCAGAATTATATTAAGTCATAACGTAGTTTTGAAGATCTAAAAAACTGAGTGGAATTTTTCTTAGCGGCCACAAAATTCCGCCACGCTCTGTTGCTTTTCTGCATTTGGTTGGGGTAATATAAATCTAAGCGCTCAATTGGTTTCGTTTATCTCTAACTTAATTTATAATATGCTATTGTTGATAAAGGACGATTGTACATTCAACAAGTTGTTTCTTTGTTTCAGATAATGCCATACCAAGAATCTCTTATCGAAATTACGCTGTGAATAAAGTCTGATTTTTAATTGTATGATGTTGTTTTATTTTTAAGTGTCGTGTTCAGAAAGTGGGTAATTTTTCTTTGAGATACACCTTTTGTTAAAAAAATATTTGAAGGGCTCATGCTAGTGTTTTTAAGTCTTTGTCCCATATAAAAAGGAGGCCCTGTTGTTAAGATGACGCAAAGTGCAGAGTTTCCGTTTTGTGAGTCGATAGCAACGACTAACAACTCAAATTGCATCATCACCGGTCGATCCAATCAGGAAATACTTTTGGCAAACATAACATATTAGCCAATAATAACAATTCATATGTCCCCTCTACGATTGCATCGAAGGTTACAAAACTAACGAGTACCAAAGAGTCTCGGAAGATTGTCGTGATTAAACTCTATCTTAAGCTCAAAGAAGGTTATTCTTTAGGCTCTATGGACCTATCGGGCCAATTCTTCAATGATCAAGTAACACTATTTCGAAAAATCCGGCTACTTATCATTCATCTAGTGTATGGAACCTCATTCTTTATTCCTGGTCCTTCTGTATATAATATCAATCCTTCGAGGCACAGCGACAGTCTAGCCACTGAAAACCAGCAGGACAATATAAGAGGTAAGTGATGATCAATTTACTCGTTTCAAATTCAAAGGCAGATTAAGGCCCCAAGGTATAATCGTTTGAGGGGCCACATAAAAGTATAATCTAGAGCTAACAACCAGGAAAAATCTGTAGGTTCGACCTCTGTCTCCTTTTTGACGCTAAATTAGCCATAAAAATAATTGAATATTCGTTAGCAGTTAAATCCGGAGAAAAAACTAAAATAATCAAGTGCTCACATTATTTCAGATTAATGTATTATTTAGATTTTACAAAAGGAAAGATTGCAAATTAACGAATGCGCATGGCCATACAGTAATAATTAGTTGCCATAGTAACTAAAGCAGCTGTGTGCTTGAAATTGATTTTTATCGGGGCTATTAATAAGTTGTCAAGTGGCTCATGATTGATATTAATGTGTCGTGCCGCGTCTTTTTTCTAATAGATCAACAAGCTAGTGTATACTCTATTAAGCAATGGAATTGAAATTGATATTTATTGAAACCACACAGTTCACGCAAATAGGTCATTCTAATTGTTAACAATCAGCAGATTTATGAGTTAATTCCATTTCAGTTGACACTAGCTCTTAAAGCTACATACGATTCCAATAATTTAGCAGCTTCGCTAAAAATCTCGCGCATTTTAATCAAAAGTTCATGCTCCAATGCTATTGCTTTAATTTTATTCACCGGCATTGGTAGATGCAATAGACGAGTATTGGCTGCTTTCGAGACTTCATTTTCATTTGTTACTGAAGAAGAATCACTGCGACTGCTTTCATCAGAAAAGTCACTCGTTTGCTTTAGTAACTTTGATCCTTTCCCTGCTAATTTGATATCATTATAAGCTTTTCCAAAAGTTTTAACGTCACCATTTATCACACTGCATTTCCGAACCGCAGGTAATTCTTTTTTCGGCTTAAACAATTCTATCATATCACCAAACATATTGGTATTTTGTCGAAACTCAATGTAGAGTACAGCGTCATCATATACATCTGTAAAAATAAAACATTTTACGATCACATCACTATAATTCCTTTTTACTTATCGCTATTCATTGTTTGGCCTTAATAGATGGTTCGAAGTGTTAAAATTTAAGGGATCTTTCATATAAAATCTATATTTATTAGATTACTCCATTGCCCTTAAAGTAATAAATAATAATAGTACTTACTAGATTTAAATTCGATAGTGACTCGAAATACTGGCCATTTATAATTAGGAAGCTTCCTGTTTCTAACATACTTTAATAGCTTTGTTTTTCTTATCAGCGGGTATGCTGCTTCTGTATCCTTATGTGAACGTGACAAAATCCACGAAGACGGTACTACGTTGTATTTTTCTTCTGCCCAATACGGCACTTCTAAGAATTTTATGACATAAAAATGCTTTTTTATTGGTGCCATCTGCAATAAAATATAACAAAATAAAGTAATAAAATGTATTTTCCAATTTTTGATAGTTAATAATTAACATAATTAACTTACATTATGAGCTGTTTATGGCACTACTATAAATCTTGTCAAATTATGGAGTTTTAAAGTTATTTTATAATCACGTCCATTAAACAGTACATAATAAATGGCAATGAGTTGTATCGTTCTGGTATCAGTAGAATGACGCATATTAAAAAAATATCTATATTTGTAACTTAATCATACGGAAATCCTTTTTAAAACAATACAGTTCATGCAAATGAGTGACTTCAATTGTTGACAATATACAGATTTATGAGCAATTATTCGAAAAACCATCGCTTAAATGATAAAGTAGTAAAAAACATTGATTCCATTTCAGTTAACACCAGTTCTTAGAGCTATGTTTATCTCCAGTAATCGAGCAGCTTTGCTAAAAGTCTCGTGTATTCTAAACAAAAGTTCATGCTTAAATGTTTTAGCTTCAATTTTATGCACCGGCATTGGTAGATGCAATAGACGAGTACTGTCTAATGTAGAATAGTGTATCATCGTAAATATCTGTAAAAATACATTCTGACAGTACATCTCTAGGATTCGTTTTCGCTTATTATTATTCACTGTTTGACCTTTATTTGAAGTTTAAAGTGTAGAAAGTTAAAAGGTCTTACGCATAAAAATTATATTTACAAGACACGATACAATAGTGAACTCAAAGCAATAAATAAGAATAATACGTACACGGAGGAAAAAAAATAGCTATCAAAAGTAGATTGTATAGTTACAGTAACAAAGTGCATTATTTATCTACTAGACTATTACTGCAGCGATCGATTGTATTGTTCTAAAAACAACACGTCAGATGGCTCTGAGACCTCTACGTAACGTACTGAATACTATACCACATAAACTGAATTCGTTTACTACTTTTTCCTTATTAGCAGGAATGCAGTTACTGTATCTTTATGTGAACGTGATAAAATCCACGAAGACGATACTATGTGATATTTTTATTCTTCCTAATATAGCTTTTTTAAGAATTTTATGACCTAATAAAGCTTTTTTAATAGTGGCGGCTGTAATAAAAGCGAACAAAACCAAGACATTATAATTATTTTATAGAATTCCTAATAAAATTCGTGATTAACATAATTAATTAGCATTATCGGTCGTTAATGACAGTTCTATAAATTTTGTTTATTAATACGGAATAAATGCTAATGAGATGTGTCTTCCCGGTATCTGAAAATAACACATATTAAAAAAAAATTTGTGAAAAGCAATTGCGTTTGTTAGGCCTATCGATTCACCTTGCCTAGAGACAGTTAACCCTCTATCACTTGACCCTGAAAACCTACTCCTCGTTCTGAGGTCACCTAGAACGTATGTACACCAAACCTCAGTAAGGAAACGACTCTAAAAGAGGTGAACATCAAAAGAAACCGGCTTGAAAACCGGTGGCGCCGTTATGTCGATAAATTAGGCATTAACATGTATTACTGTTCGTTGATTTGTCTATCAGATAAAATCGGAAATAAATGCATGTCCATAAATGATCGATAGGATGATTATTAACGCTCCTTATCTGTTCAGTAGTAGGAAAAATTTACAGTACTAATCAAGTAGGGAAGAGAAAGCACTAAATAAAAGTACTTGAATGTTACTTTATCGATTTAATTGTTAAACATGGATTATAAGCGTCTCCTGCGAGTCCTGGTGTTATTCTATAGAGCCTTTTATTGAAAGCTGAAAAGTACAATGTTAAATATAAGAAAATCCCTTAGAGAATATGTACACCCCAGTAATCATAAAGTAAACAATTGAAATAACTGGGACACATTAACGTCTTAATTGAATATTTAATAGCTATTATCACTATGTTTATGATTAAAAAGAGACCACAGGATTATTTTAATGAACTGAACATAATCATGAGTGACCTATTCCGATTTACTTGTCGAGAAGTCGTCTTGTGAGTGGGTAATAATTTTAATAGCTTTTGAATAATTTAGTGTTGGTATCAGATTTTTTTACTATTCTTTTATAATTTTTAGTGAATTTCGAAGAAATGGCGCTTATGGATGCACCACCAGTACCACCAAAATCCAAGATAGTGAATAAAACCTCACATTCCGGACCATCAACATCCGATTCCGCAATGGGCTCGGCATCTACATCAAGTTTTTCTAAAAGTGGATCAAGCTCTTCATTGATTGAAGGAAAAAATTCATCGTATGCGAAAAGTAGCTGCTTCAAGTCAAATAATTCAAAAAAGTAAAACAGTGTTAACAATGTAATATACGATTATAAAAAAAATAAATGCATTCAATACATTTGATCCAATTGTTTTTAGTTATTGGTAGCAATTACCTACGATATAGAAATGAAAGAACTTGAATAAGTTAGGTAAAGTGAAATGACGGTGTTTGTTTACTCAGTTGTTAATAATTCATATTAATTACTATTCAATTTAAATATAATGAATCACTTTGCGAATGGATATTATACAGTTACGTGAAACAAGTGTGCGCGAATCCATGCATTTCAGCCCATATTAAATGGGTTTGCGAACGCTAACCCACAGTGCACACTTCCCCCACATGAATCTATGATTGAGAAAGTCAGGCGTAAATCGTTCATGACTTGTATAACTTGTCTCTGTCAGAGAAAAAAAAGTCGAAACACCGGTTGCATTTAAAAAAGGTTCTCATTTTTTTACTATACAATTCAAGATCATAATTATCTAAACCGTTGAATAAGTCGACAGAGTTTTTTTCGTATGTTCATCGTGCTATTTTTATTCTTACGAACGTTTTTTAGTTTCGGATCGAACGTTTTTTAGTTTCGGATTGAAATCAGTATAAAAAGATATGTTTCGCAATGGCTACAGACAGAAACATGACATCAGCGCTCAGTCCACTTCTGGAGCGAGGAGCAAAAAAAAGTAATATGTTAACAATACGCTTCAATTTATTTACTTATCTTGAGTGGAACGTAATCAGCATGTATAAACAGTTGGATGATTTTGCGATGGCTGTATGATGGATTAAAAACACACGCTTTTATCTTTACATGAGATCATGCAGGCAAGAGGTTATTTAAATTTCAGCGATCGTTGAGTGCACGTTATCATGAATTCCATTATCGACCCCAAGTGCGCAATAGGCGATAAGAAATGATAAATAGCCGTAATATTTCCAGATTTTATACAAACAATCTTAAGAGTCTAGATATTTGTACTCTCATTGTATATTTTCCCAACAATAACTCTCATACATTAATCCTTGTCTGCTGCTGTCGAAATGTACGTTAGGAATTTTCGGCAGAGAGTAATGCCCGTGCACCGAAAATAGAATAGTGAGTTTACTGTCTGCTTTAAAGACTTCTTGTTTATTTAGTACCTAATTGCGCTATAACTTGTAGTTGCGCAGTTGGTGCGAGATAAAAAACCATTTTATTACCAGCCTGGAAAGTCGGTATACATAGTCAGCTAATGATGTGATTGCACGGTATTTTTACTCTGAAGAATTTCTGAAATTATTTTCAAGGTTATTTTGATCACACCTATCATATTTTCATGAATATAAAGTTTAACTATTTTAATATACTTTTCATTATTTATTGGATTTAACTTCAAAGAGGTACACGTCCATTAGCTCTATAAAACGAGTAAGAAATATCATTAGTCTTTATAAATCTGTCCACATTACCGAATATACGAGACGGAGGAACATAGTCATAAAAATAAAGTTTTCAAAGAAATAATTCTTTCCGCGTTTATTTGGCGCTGTACCAACTTCGTGGGTAAATTTTTTACTCAAAACGACCCATTTGACAGATTATAATATCCGATTGTTTTTTGGCCGAGTAGTCCAAGGAGCTATTTAACCCCTACCGAGGCCTCTCAACTGGCTCTGAAGCTTCGTCCATCACTGGACGTCTTTAGAAACTAAATTATCTGGCATTTCCTTACTAAGAAATGAACGTTGAAACTAATTTATAACCCCATCACCTTAATAAATCAGTATTTTTAGACGTTTTTATGCGAGTAATCACTTAGGTATTTCGTACATTACCTTGTAGAAAGACGTGGAATAAAAAAATTAGCATTGGCGCATCTATAACTGGCACATAAATCTTGTCCGTCAACTGCACGTATTTAGAAATTCATTTATCTGTCATTCCTTTCGCAGGAAATGAACGTTGAAGGTAATTTACAACTACATCACATAAACAAATCAATATGCTTAAACGTTTTTATGCGATTAAACAATTTGGTAGCTTGTACTTTGCCATCGAAGCATTAAAACCTAGCCAGTGGCGCATCTATATGCAAATTGTCATGGTCGTTGTGCATGCTTAAATACAGGTTTGATCTTTTTTCATATGTCGCCAGGCAAGCTCATAATTCACCTACTAGTCCACTTCTTCAATTATTTTATAGCCACAAAATGGCAGTTTAAAAATCACGTTGATCTGTCCGAGCATGACCGTGACGCCGTTAATTATCATTTGAGCCGACAAATGTCTAGTCGGAGTCTATGATAAAGCTATTAGTCGGCAGTCACGGCCAAGGTCAATATGGTGAATTCCAACTATTCAAGACGTTTTGGTTTAAAAATACTTATCGTTATCTAAACATAAATGATACTGATCTGTGAGCGAGCACTCCTCGCTAAAATCTGACCGAAAGATTAAATAGGTAATACGCCTAACAAACGCCCTTGACTTTGGCATTAAATGTTAGAAGTTCAACGACCGGCAATAGCGATATTATATACTTTAATCAGATCACTTGAATCACGTAAATAACAGCTATAGAGATTACTTTGGCATTGGGAAAGCAAAAAAACAACCTATTCCAATCATAATGTAGTTTATTTTTGTATTGTATAACCGGCATATCTATGAAATAATTTCACGCACGTGTCTATAACTGGATCTTTCGGCAGTCTCCCTATTAATTAATTGGTGGTGACATTAAATCACTGTTAGAGATAACCCCGCTTATATGAATGTAGATTAGCAACAAACGATAATATTCGTACAAATGATGCAACATTAGACTATTATGATTACTAATACAGTATGTAGTTATGCCAGACTGAGAGTCTACGAGTAAGATAAGATATGAAGTTATTATGAACATGAGAAATAAAAACTTAATAGGAAGGGGAATGTTACGTCCTAAGTTCAAAAATTCAATTTGTTAAATACTTTACCTCATAATATCAATGGTGGATGTTCTATTGTATATCCGAATCCGAAAGTATGGGGGTTTATCAATATTATAATTAAAATAATTGAAGTCATAGAATTACGTCATGTTCTTACTGAAGGTAGTAATAATAGCTGTGGTCGTTATTTGTGTTGCTATGCTATCAACTAAAACTTATCAGCTTAATGGTTAAAGTAGTCTTTTACTTGAGTTTAACATATGTGTATGACCTACTGTAATGGGCTTGTCCGTTAATTAATTAGTGACGTGACTCACGTAGGTTAGAACTTATGGCAAATGATTTATTCTTGTAACTATTTCTGAATTGAGCTGATGGAAAATTGATATTTAAAGTACTGTAGTAAAGGGAATTGAAAATCAGCATTTAGAATCTGTAATTTAGACTTCAGTGTGACGATTGCCGCATGCTAGACGAGCAAACAAATTATTTCCGTGAGACTACGTGTATTAACACGAAGTTGTTAACAAGATAGCAGACTATTTCGAGGAAATTTTTTAGTGCTTTCACACATCGTGTCCGTGATTTCGGAACATAACGATAATAAATAGCGATAATAGCCCACACATGAAAATCTTGAATGCAACGAAATATTACTTTGAAGAAAACATTTTTGAGATTCAGTTGATTGAAACGTAGAAGCATATTTATTATTTACGTCAAACCTTCAGATAAGACAAGTGTGATAGGTCTATTCAAATGCATCGTCACTATTTTCTACGCAGTGAAATAAATGCTAATTGTTTGTCAATGTAAAACTAAAATACTGAATTGTAAGAGTTCATATGGTTTATTCAAATTGAGAAGATGACCTGTTTGCATTTGAAGTTATAGGATATAATTTATCGATATTAATATTACTTTATTATAATATCATTCTCATTAAAATGAATCAGAAAAGTGGTTGAAAAATGAAGACCATTTTAAAAGTGACATTCAAAGCAATTTATGGACATACCATCTAATCAATACTCTTTGACATTTAAACTTGTCTGGGATGATAGTTTTGGGATGCAAATAATGCAATAAACAAATAAGAGATCAAGATTTATTTATTTTAAATACAGTCTAGGTATAAAATATAGAAATAAACTTATAGAAACTACTTGTATACTATTTGGAAGGTTTGTAAAAGTATGATGGCGTTTTCGACACTTCGTGTCGGTTCTTTAATGTGTCAATGTTAACCTTCGCCAGTTTTTCAATCGCCGCGTCGATCTGGTTTGTCCTTACACAATTCCGGGCTATTTCCGCCAACCTGCATAAGAAAAAAAGAAGTAATCATAATCGTAATTGGCTTTAACAGGGGTTTGAACTTCTCTGTTACTCTCAAGTTCACGAACGATACTATCTTTGTTGCACTTGTACCGTAAATGGAAACTTTGGCCAAGTTTTTCTTTTAAACAAACGGATGTTATGAAATAATTAAAGCGCACTTCACCAGATTAGACAGTAATGTATCAAAGTGCGGTCTATGTTTTGTATTGAGAGATTTTGTTTCCGAAAAAAATCCAGCCGAAAGTATTTGATTTTCCCTATTAAAGTAAAATACAGCTAAAAACGGTAATATTGACAAAAAATAGAGAGGAACAGTTCCAGACAGGGTGAAGGTCGAATGACGCAGCATCGGAACAAAGACAATGGACGTAACTTTATTACGTTGTATCTCATACTTGACGTTTTTTCCCACAATTTCTGCCATTATAACTTGGAATTTTTATATTTGCCGCCAGTTAAATCCAAACCGTTGAAACCTAATTCCAAGGGTATAAATACAGCTCACTGATTGATTTGTAAACAGAAAACGTATGATTATCTAAGATTTGTCGTGAACAAATACGACTTTTAAATTGATAGTAAATAATTGTTATTGAAATACCTTTCTCTATCCTGTTGCGTGCTGATGCTACGAGATCGTTCCCTCATACCACTCATTCTGAAAATAAAATACCACAATCTGTTTATAATATCGAAACACATTAACATTCTAATTAAATAAATAACTCTTATGTATGTTTGATCGTACTTGCTACCAAGATTGATCCAGACACTGATCCAGAATTTGTGGAGACTAATGATATTAACTAGTATACAAGTCAGTGGTTTAGTACATACTGAATAAGTTATCGCGAGCTTTACTTATTATATAGAACAATAAGCACTATGTATGCATCGAACCACTTCTTGATAAGCTTGTATTTATAAAACAGTTAATCGTTATATTTTTCAGAAGGATTAATTATGGAATTCACATAAAAACTGGGAATGCTTATTAAAATTAATGGTAGCAAAAAAAAAAACTTGTTATCAATTACCTTAAACAGACGCTCATTGTATTAACTGGGTCACGTTTTTATAATAATAAAGTTTTATTTGAAGCTTGAAACTCACTTGGACTA